GAACTTCATCGTCGGCCCCGGAGCCGTCTTCACTCTCGGCCCGGACGGCAAGCTCACCACCATCGACACGTCCCCGGCTCTGCGCGAGCTGCGTGAACACCGGCACGACCTCGCCGACCGGGCCTCCAACGTCGCCCGCATCCCCCCGGTCGCCCTCGGCACTATGGACCCCTCCAAGGTCCCCTCCGGGTACGCCATGCAACTGTCCCTGGGGCCGCTGGACTCCCTTGTGGCGAGCATGCGCCTGGCCCGCGACCACAAGTACGCGCTGCTGCTGAAGATGGTGCAGCGTCTCCACATTGCCGGGCAGCACCCGGACTGGGCGGGCGTCATCCCGCTCCCTGCGCAGCTCGTGTTCGGGTCGTACACGCCGACCGACAAGCAGGCCGTCCTCGAGCAGGTCGCCACCGGCGTGGAGAAGGGCATCCTCTCCAAGGAGACCGGCATCAAGATGCTGATGGAGGCCGGCTTCCCCATCGAGGACGCCGCCGAGGAGATCAAGCGGATCGACGCCCGCAGCTTCGAAGATGCACGCTTCCTGGCCGACGCCCTCGGCAACCCTGACGAGGTCGCCTCCTTCCTGGGCCGGGAAGCCCCCGACGAACCCGAGGCACCGCCCGTCGTCCTCCCCGCCCCCAGCGTGGATCCGGACGACCCTGCGGCGACCGCGCTTGAGGCAACGCCCGGGGCGCAGGGGAGCGGGGGGAACAACCCGTGAGAAGTGTGCTGTCCTTGATCTCAGGCGCGGGGCCTGGAAGCAACACGAGTCTGGGAGGACTTGTACTGATGCGTCGCCCCGCGCAGCACCGCACCGGCCCGGCAGCCCTCGGCTGGGCCCACCCCTACACCGGCACCGACGCCCTCGCCGTGTTCTACAACGACGGCGGCAACCCGCCGGCACCGTCCGCGGGTGACCCGAACCCGGCGCCGCAGCCTCCCAAGCCCGCCCCGCCCGTCACGCCGACCGTGTCGATGACGCAGGACGAGCTGAACGCGCTCGCCGCCAAGGAGAAGGACCAGGGCAAGCGCGCGGGCGCCCGCCAGGCCCTCGAAGACTTCGCCAAGGAGCACGGCTTCAGCAACGTCGATGACGCCAAGGCGTTCATCGCCGCAGCCCGCCAGGCGCAGCAGGACGCCCTGTCGGAACAGGAACGCGCTCAGCAGCAGCTGGAAGCGGACCGTAAGAGGATCGAGCAGCAGCAGGCGGAGATCGCGTCCACCCGGCGGGCCATGCAGCGTGAGCAGGCTCTGACCCGGCTCGGCGCCCTGGATGTCCTCGACGACCAGGGCCAGGTGTCCGCCCCGAACCTTCAAGACGCCCTCGCGATCCTCGAGCGGGAACTGCGCGACACCCCCGACGCCGAACCCGCCGACATCGCCGCAGCAGCCGCCCGCGTCAAGCAGCGTCATCCCGCGCTGTTCGGGCAGGCGCCCGCCCCTCAGCCGAGCCTGCTGCCGCCCGCCCCCGGCGGAGCCCCGGCCACCGGGCAGCGTCCCGGCGGCGCCGCCCACAAGCCCGGCGACCAGGGCCGCGAGATGCTCCGCCGCCGCGGCAAGGTCCGCGACAACGCCGCCTAGACCAGCCCGCACGCACAGCTTGGGACCACGCCCTCTCCCCGTGGACGCAACCCGAACGGTTGCCGCAACCGCGCCACGTCTTAACCCCTGGAGAGGGCCGTGAACGACTTCCAGCCCATGACCGTCCTGCGCGAGGACGCCCACGCCGAGCGTGCGTGGCTCGCCAGCCTGGTCGGCACCAACGACACCAACACCATCACCCTGGACCTGACGAAGTTCACGTCCGGGGTCCACTACGAGCCGCCCACCGCGTGGGAGCCCCGCGCCACCCTCAAGTCCGGCATCGCCCTCGGCAAGATCACCGCGTCGGGGCTGTACGCCCCCTACTCGGGTGTGTCCAGCGAGGTCCAGTCGGTCACCATCACCGGCTCCCCGACCGGCGGCACCTTCACCCTCACCTACAGCGGGCAGACCACCGCAGCGATCCCGTTCGACGCGCAGGCCATCCAGGTCCAGCAGGCCCTCGAGAACCTGTCGAACATCGCCGAAGGCGACGTCCTCGTAGACGGCCAGCCCGGCGGCCCCTACTACGTGCGGTTCGCCGGGGCCCTTGCCGGGACCGACGCCGCCGCCCTCACCGCCTCCGGCGCGGGCCTGACGGGCGGATCCAGCCCCGGCGTCACCATCGCCACTCCCCGCGCCGGCGGCAACGTCGCCGGCACCGACGGAACCGAAGTCTTCGCCGGGCTCCTCGCGCAGGAAGTTCTCTTCGCGCCGGGATCCACCAAGGCCACCGGCCCGCTCCTGTGGTTCGGCGAGGTCTACGCCAACAAGCTGCCCGTTTCCTTCGACCCGGCCGACGTGACCTCCGTCGCCCCCGGCGTCAACATCCACTACCGGTAAGCCAGGAGGCCACCGACCATGAGCACCCTCGAGCGCCTCCTGCGGAACGTCACCGCCGAGGACGTCAACACCTTCGTGCGCGGCCTTCCCACGCCGGAGGACTATCTGCTGACCCGCACGGTGTTCCCGGAGCGGTTCATCAACAGCGTCAAGTTCCGCACCGAGCGCAGCAAGCGGCGCGTCAACGCCGCCAAGTTCCGCTCCTACGGCGCCCCCACGGTGCTGGCGAAGCGGCAGGCGGAGCGGGTCGTCAACGAGGGCATGCTGCCCCCGATCGGCCAGACCCTCGAGATGGACGAACTCGCGATCATCCTGATGAACGCCTCCCGCGGGCAGGACGACCAGGACTTCGTCGAGAAGCTGTACGACGACCTCGAGCGGCACTTCGAGTCCATCAAGACCGCCATGGAGATCGCGGCCGGACAGATGCTCGCCACCGGCGTCGTCGACCTCCCCGGCATCGGCCTGGACGTCAACTGGCAGGTCCCAGCCCTGAACAAGCCGACCGCCGCCACTCCGTGGGACGACCCCGCAGCCACCCCCCTCACCGACGAGATGGCGTGGATCCGCTACCTCAAGTCCATCGGAGCGCCCCGGCCGGCACAGGTCGTCACCTCCGAGCGGGCCCTGTCCCTCCTGGCCTCGAACCTGGAGTACCGGGCGGCGTTCTACAACACGCCTACCGGCTCCACCCCCTCCGCGACGCTCGCACCGGGCGACGTCAACACCGTCCGCGCCCGCTGGAACCTGCCGCCGGTCTCCACCTACGACGTGCAGGTGTGGAACGACGACAAGTGGGTGCGCACCACCCCCGAGGGCCTGTGGGCGATGATCCCGGCGAACAAGTCCGAGTGGGGCGAGACCCAGTACGGCATCACCGCCGAGCAGATCGAGCTCGCCGGTGAGGACAACCCGGGCGTCGTCGCACAGCAGGAGCCCGGCATCTACGTGACCATGGAGAAGAAGTCCAACCCGGTCCAGTTCTCCACCACCGCCAACGCCGTGGCGATGCCGGTCATGTACTCCCCGGACATTCACATCGCCGCGACCGTCCTGGAGGACTGACCCGTGGCCAAGCTCGCACGCGCCGTCATCGTGCGCGACCCGAACCGGCACCGTGACCTCGTCTTCAACGAGGGCGAAGAACCGGGCCAGGAGTACGCCGTCCTTATCCGCAACCCAGCCTGCTGGGAGGGCGGCAAGCTGCCCGCCGCGGTGAAGCGGGCCATCGCCGCCCAGGAAACGGACAGCGAGGCCTCTGTCCCGACCCAGGCCGCGACGGACACCGAAGGCCCTACCGCCAGCGAGGACGCCGCCTCTGGCGGCGACTCCGCAGAGCCCGGCGGCACGGCTGACGACCAGGCCGCCCCAGCGGCCAAGAAGACCGCCGCGCGTAAGACCGCGGTGACCGGCCGGTCCCGGGGCCGGGACGCCGCAGGCGAGGGCACCAGCGGCGAATAGCAGGGTGCGGGCCCGCCCCCACGGTGGGGGCGCCACAGGGCGGGCCCGCACCCTCGCACCCTTCCCACCCCACCCCCACCACGCCCCGGGAGGACACCAGCCATGGCACTCACCGCCACCGTGCAAGCCTGGCTCCTCGCCCAGCTCGGGCCCGCCACACCGCTGGCCGACCTGGAAGCCCGCTACACCCGCCTCGGCACCGCACGCGCCGTCGCCCTGGAAGTCCTCTACGAACGACTCGCCGCGCTGCTCGCGCAACCCGCCAACCTCAACGTCTCCAGCGTCGTCTCCTTGGGCACCGCAGAGAACATCAAGGCGTACGAACGCAAGATCGCCCTGCTTGAGTCCGGCCAGCCGCCTGCCCCCGATGACCCGACGCCCGGCGACCCCGATGCGGGCACACAACTCGGCGTGTTCTACCTCGTAGAACGGCCCCGGCGATGACCACCCCCGTCCGGCGCCGCGGCCGCACCCTGCGCCAGCGTCTCCTCGGCTACATCACCAGCGCCGTCGACCGGCTCCGCCGCGCCTGGTCCATCCTTACCACCGCCCAAACCCGCCTCCTGAACGCGCTCGCCGCGATCCGCCCCGGCCGCACCGCCGCCAGCGGACGCCAGCTGCGCGCCGCGATCGCAACGTTCAACACGTCCCTGGCCGAGTTCAACCGCACGATCATGGCGTTCGCCGAGCGCTGGTCCGCCACCGACCTCCCCCTCATCTACCGCGAAGGCGCCTGGACCCTCCTCGACAACGCTCTGCGGCCCACCACCCTCTTCCAGTGGACCGACCGGCACCGGGCCGCCGTCACCGGCCTGTCCGCCCAGTACTACGCCGACCTCACCGGCCGTATCCAAGAGGCCGTGCGCCGCGCCCGCGCCTTCCTCCGGGCCGCCCAGGACATGGCCCGCTCCGACGCCGCACGCTTCGACATCACCGCCCTGCGCGACGCCCACCCCCTGGGCACGGTCGTGTACGCCAACAACGCCCGCCACCCGGTGGACTCGTGGGCTCGCGCAGCCATCACCTGGCAGGCCGTCACGACCGCCAACACCGCCGCCGCCCGCACCGCCCTCGACGAACTCGGCACCGAGTGGGTGGAGATCCGGGACGGCGCGGACTGCGGATGGCGAGAGCACTCCGACCCGGACCGCGCGGACCGCACCCTGCGCACCGTGCAGGACGCACTCGCCCACCCCACGGCACATCCGCACTGTGTTGTAGAGGGAACCGAGGTAGAAGCCCTAGGCGCAATTCAGATGGGGTACCGCTTTAGGAAGTCAGGCCGTCTGGTCCAAATCACCACGGCATCGGGAAACAAGCTGACCATCACCCCGAACCACCCGATACTCACGGGGCGCGGTTGGATTGCTGCGGGCGAAGTCAAGGAAGGCGATGATGTAATCGTCCGCTCCAGCGAAGCTGTCCGATCCACGCTTACGCCGCACCTCGATCAGGTGCCAGCCCCGATTGAGCAAGTATTCACGGCGCTCGGGCAGGCGAGCGCGAGTTCGAGCGCTGTAGCCTCCGCCGAGGACTTCCACGGCGACGGACCCCAGAGTGATAGCCAAATCGATGTTGTAGGGGCCGACGGCCAACTGTGGTGTGTAGTCGACGCCACGGCAGGAGAGCAGGCGTCCCAGTTCAACTTCGAGATGGCTGATGCCGACGCCGCGCTGCTGTCGACTAAGGGCGCGGCGCTCCAGAAGCTCCTGCGTCTCAACCTGCCCGCGACGGGCAGTATGGGCAGGTTCGAGATCCGTCGGGTAGTCCCTCCGGCTGCGCAGCTTGATTCCTCGCAACTTGAGCCGATCTCGGAGAGTGCTGTCGGAGATCCCGAATTCGTTCGCGATGCTGTGAGCCGTTTCGCCATCCAAGTAGCGACGGATCATGTCGTCGAGGTTGGGTATTTCCATTCGGTGAGGAGCCGCCATGTCTACGACCTATCGACGTCGGGGCACGCCTATTTCGCTAACGGAATTCTAGTACATAACTGCCAGCGGGAGCTACTTCCTCGTCTGGATCTAATCGGTCGTACCGACATCAGAACTGGAGCCCCGCTATGAGCGCATCCCGCTTCCGTAAGAAGCCCGTCGAAGTCGAAGCCGTGCAGTTCGCTGGCGGCAACAGTGTCCAGGTCGCACAGTTCATCACCGACGGAGGCGGCACATTCCGTGCTGATACCCACCCGACCGATGGCGCGCGAGACGTCTTCCACATAGTCACCCTCGAAGGCGAGATGCGAGCCACCGATGGCGACTGGATCATCAAGGGCGTGGCGGGTGAGTTCTACCCCTGCCGAGACGACATCTTCCGTGCGACCTATGAGCCAGCCGATGACTGATCCTCTGGGACTAGGGAGTCACTGCCAACGCGAGCTGCTGCCCCGCCTCGACCTGATCGGCCGCACCGAGATCCGCTCCGGAGCCCTCCTATGACCGGCCCCATCGCCTTCATCGTCTGGGACGGGCACGGACGGCTGCCCGCCTGGCGGCGCAAGCTGATCGCCGCCTGGCTCACCGCCAACGACATCAACCCCGACGACGCCTGCGCCGACCGCGCCATCACCATCCTCACCGTGCCCTTCCGGCCCGCGGAGGCCGCGGGTGATGGCGAGCCGTGGCTGATCCCGGTCATCACGCTGCACCAGTACTACGTCAACCGCCACGGCGCCAAAGAGCAGAACCTGATCACCCGCCAGCCGGTGACGTTCCAGCGCACCGTGCCGCTCAAAGTTCCCTTCCCGGCCGACACCCCGACCGCCGATGAAGGAGCCAGAGATGGCGAAGCTGAAGGCCAAGCAGCGCAAGAAGCTCCCCAAGAAGTCGTTCGCCCTGCCCGGGAAGCGCAAATATCCCATACCGGACAAGTCGCATGCCAGGAACGCCCTGGCGAGGGCCTCACAGAACGAATCGAAGGCAACTCAGAAGAAGATCCGCGCCAGGATCACGAAGAAGTTCCCAAGCCTGAAGAAGTCCAGCGGCGGCCGGAAGAAGAAGTAGGTGCCGAGTGACCCAGCCCCCGAGTGAGCCGCAGGCGCACGGCGTCCGTATCGACTCCCAGCTCGGCCACGCCACCATCGCCCTGGACGGCACCCCCATGCCGCCCGGCACCATCACCGGCTACACCCTCCAGCACGACATTGCGGGCGGCGTCCTCCCACTCGTCGTGCTACACACCCGCCAGCCCGACGGCGCAGCCTTCGAAGGCCTGGCCCGGGTCGCGGTCGGGGTCACCAAGACGCCAGGGGAGATCGTGGCGGCGTTCCTCGCCGAGGTCGACCCCGTGCTGCTGGACCAGGAGGTGCTGAACCGGTCCGACTACGGCGGCGGTCAAGGCGCCACCGCGCGGGCCATGCTCGCCACGCTCACCGAATGGGCACGAGCCGGAGGAGGCGCCTGATGGCGGGACTCGACCTGTCCGGGCTGGTCCCGATCGTCCAGGACCTGCTCCTTCAGGACACCGTGCGCATTACCACCCCTGCCGGGGGCCCGCCCGTGTTCAACACCGACACCGGGCTGTACGAGGTACCGGAAGGGGTGCTGGTCTACGAGGGGATCGGGGCCGTTCAGAGCGCGTACACGGCCGACGTGACCGCCTCCACCCCCAACAGCAACCTGCCGTGGGTGGCGGAAACCCGCTCCCGGTACCGCATGTTCACCCCACTGACCGCGCCGATCGCCGCCAAGGACACCGTGGTCACCGTGGTCACCGTGCACGCGGGCGGGGACCTGTCCCTGCTCGGCCGGCAGTGGCGCGTGCAGGACCCGGCCATCGCGGGAACCCTCGGCGTCGTCCGCGTCACGATGCTCGACCAGATCGCCGGCGTAGGGGAGGCGTGATGGACCTCGACGACCTCGCACCCCGGCTGGAGCGGTCCGCCGGCCGTGTCGGCCCGGAGACGAACCGGACCGTGCAGCAGCAGGCCCGCCTGTTGCGTGCGCTCATCATGGAAAACGCGTCCGGCCGACCGGGCCCCAACGTCATCAGCGGCGACTACCGGGGCTCGTGGAAGCGTGAGCCGTTCCCCGTC